TCATCTTTCCATGATGCTTGGAATGAACCATTAATATCAAATCCTTGTCTGTATGCTGCGGTTGCTTTATTAGAGCCTATTCTGTATAATAGATTAACATTTTGAGTGAAAGAAACGTTAACACTTTGTACTTCTGCAACTGTTGCTAAAGTTGAACCGTTATACCATTTAAGTGTACCGTGAGCAAAAGTATAAGGGAAATTAATATCGTCTGAAGGTGGACTAGTATCAAAGTCTGCACTAGTGTTAGATGGGTCAGCTTCACTTCCGTATGTTATATCAGCAGAAACATTTACAAGGTCATCAATATTTGTAGATATATTTAACCCTGTTAAAACTCCACCTAACATACTTCTAACTACGGTTGCGTTTGTTGCATCTTCTGCCTGGAATCCAATCTCACAAGATAGTGGTTGAACAGTTTTTGGTTGTCCGTTTGAGGCATGAGGGTATGTATGAGTATAATCTGATGAAGAGCCAGTTGTTGATGGTGTTCCGTATAATGCTTTAAAAACCCAAGGGTTTGATAGTATAAATTCAACTGATAAAGAACCATTCTGTTGACCGTATGCAAATGCCTCTCTTTCTACTTGACCTAGTTTTCTGAGGTCTTTTCTGGAGTTATTAACAGTCCAAGAACCTACTGACTGTTGTAGTCCAAATGGTTTAGTTAAAGAACCTGATTTTGATGCAAACGTTGTTTCCCATCCATATTTAAGATAACTATTAGCACCGGTTCGAACCATTTAACTCATATTATAAGTAGTGTATTCCTATTTAAATATTCTCATGGGTTGAGTTTTCTATACCTAACTTCTAATACATGTCTGAATAAATTACGATAAATACTATTAAGAGATTTACTTGATACTAGCCTAACATCTACATAATTAGTTCTTCTTATCTGGGATTTTATAATTCGTGATATTTCGTTAACTATATCGTTATGCCTCACACTGTCTTGATATGACCTGATATCAATCTTAATAAGCGGTGAATGTAAAAAGTCTGAACCATATAATCCAAAATACTTTATGGATTCATCTACAGGTTCAATTACAACTATGTCTCTACGGTCGTCTACAAATCCAACACGTTTTTCTTCCCATATCTTCTCTAGTCTAGGAGTAATTCCAACATCTCCAGATGACCCCCAATTATCATTAATCATGTTAATGAAATCGTCAATTACATCATATACTGCTATTCCCATTATACTTTCCTATATCCATATGAATCTACATCGTTATAAATTTCTTGGTAATTAGAATCAAACCAATGTGTATTACCACTTGTTTGATAATGCTGTACTTTAACTAATTTATTAGTTTCCGCCTCTCTATATGTTCTATAACTCTTCTTTGAACCGTTACGATGTATGTTTTGGATTATACCATACGTAACATCTTTTATAAATCTTGCCTTATATGAACTTCTGGATTTTATTTTTACTTTTTGCATTTTATAATTATCATTATCTACTTTTTTAGGTCTATAATCTGATTTTACTTCTCTTCCACGTTTTGTATATTTAATACCTTGTGCACGATTAACATATTCATTATATTTTTCATCAAATGCTGAATCAATCCACCATTGAGTTGTTACCCAGTTTTCCATTGCTTCATAATTAACCCATGTACCAGCAGGTATATGTCCATTTTCATTTAATAATAATACTTGTTGGAATTTAGTATCATCAAAATCCACATCATCATCATGTATTATATCTTCACTAAGATTTTGAGTAATTAAATTAACTGCTCTTTCTGTCATTCCAATATTTCTATACATTTCTTTAATTGAACTTAGACTTTTTGACTCTCTCATATATATAACTGCCTCAGATAATTTCTTAAAAGTATCATATACATTTCCCCCAAGTTTTAATTTTCTTGTGATATGACCTTTTACTGAACGTTCTGAATATTGTTCTGGTGTTAGGGTCATGGAATCACGAAGATTTCTCTTCTGTTATGAATACATTTTTCTATGTCTTCACGCCATTCACGTTTTACTTGTCCAATGTTTATACCTTCTCCACCCATTGGTATTGTATCCATTCTGAAACTAGTATTCATAATTTCCATAGCAACCATTTTTATAACACAGTCTTCAATATCAAATGGTATAGTTGTATCTCCAGCATACCCTTCCCCACCATAACGATATGTTACTCTAACTCTATTCTTTCTAAGTATTGAGAAAATATAACCTCTAAGATGTATTGTTCCTCTTTCATAATTTGCATCATACCATGATGAATTTCCAATAATGTTTTCCCAGTTTGAAGCTGCACCACTCCAAATTTCTATTTTATCTCCAGCTGCTATATCAAGGTCATATACATTTCTATGTTGTAAGAATATTGGAGTACCCCAACCAAATGTATATAGTAAAGGTAAATCATGTAATTCTCTTGTGATAGTTTTAGTTCTCCATGCATGACCCATACGTCTGTCAAGTTCTTCTTCTTTTCGATTTATAAGTTTAGTAACTTGAGTCTTGTTCGGAGTAGTAGTAGCAGTGATAGGAACACGTAGAAAATCGGAAACATCAGCAACAGTGCAATAAACGGGAGTTACCATATATTATATAAGCGTTACTTTCTATTTAAATATTATTAGATATTCTGCTGAACCTGTAACATCTGCATATATACCATTTTCGAATCTTCTGTTAATGTTTCCAAGGTCTTGAACATCTTCTCCAAATACAGTAAATTCAACACTTGCCCCTGTTACAGTTCCGTTTTTTAGTTCAATTTTAGCCCCACTTGCTCCAGATTTCATTACTTTTACAGCAACTATTACGCCATGAGCACCTTTAATTAGAGTATCAGAATTAACATTAGCAACATTATGATTAAGTTCAACCATGGATTAATTAATGAATCCTAATATATAAACATTGTCAAAAAATAAAAAAGGTTAGAAACCTGTTACACGAACGCGAATAGTCAAACTATTCACTGCTGTGTCAGCGTTATCTAGTTCCTCAAATGCAATAACTGTTGATGTTGCACTTGTTGGGGTATGACCATAAGCTTTAATTTTTCCAGTGGCTGCTGCACCTGCTGCTGCTGGTGCATATTGCAATAGTAGACCTGCATTGCTATGGAGTATTTCACATCCGATAACAGTACTGATTCTACCGCCCAAAGAAAGGTCGACAGTGTTTCCGTTTGTAGCATAGTTGTCTGAACCACCATAGGTGACATCGACAATTACTGACTTTAGTTTTGAAGTCAGTTCTGCTTGAACGGCTAGTGTCTTTCCTGTTAGACTCTTATGGTCTGAATTCTGTGCGACTGAGATAGCCATATAAATCCTAGTTATCACTAGTATTTAAAGTTAAAAAAATGAAAAATGTAGTATTTTATTCTAGAGTTTTATATCTCTAATCTTACCTTGTGATTTGAAGTGTCTACAAACTGTTTCGCCCATAGTTCTGAATACACCTTTCTCAACAAATGCGTTGTTTACGAATGGGTAACCAGGTGAACGTCTCGTTGCTTCATAGTATTCAGTTGGGATTGCGACTTGAATTCCGATTCTTGGATATCCATAACCTTCTGCATCAGAAGTATCTAATGCAAATAGTCTTCCTACCTCATTACCGCCACCAGATGGTGCGTCTTTGGTTGGAATGAATGGTATTCCATAGATAGAGTCTACATGAATTCCTACTCCAGTACCCTTGAATGTTTGGATACCGTTGACATCGATTTGTACAAGTGCTTCACCGTATGGATTTGCTATACGGACTGAAGGCATGTATAAACCTTGAATCTCGGAGTAGACTTCGTGAGAGCCTAGGAAAACGTTTGGGTCTTTACCTGCTGCGATTCTAACCTTTCTTAGGAAAGTTCTTAGAGTGTCGTCAGTAAGGACACCGTCGGTACCAATTGTACCAGAAGCTGATTCTACTGTACAGTCAAAGTCTGTACCAGAATCTCTGTCTACAGTTGCGTTTGCAGCCCATGGGTCGTACATACCAGTGTATGAACCACCTAATGCATCTTCTTCAGCATCGGAAGAAATAATTCTATCCAATGATTCAAAGTCTGTAGTACCAGTGTTATTTGCACTAGCACCTGCTGCTTCACTTTCTACGTCGGCAAGTAGCATTCTATTAAGGAATTCCTTATGTTGAACTGCCATATAGAGTCTTAGTGAGCCTAAACCTCCCCAAATGTCGTCTTTTGAATGTGTAGACAACCACTCCATAACTTCGGATGCACTGAAAGGCAACTGAGCTGTCTTTGGTCGTACATCTAATTCTTGGAGTGTTGGTTTTACGGTTTCTGCTATATTTCCACCTTCACTAGTACCACCCAAAGTAGTGTTACCTTGGTTAGTATTCAATGTTGGTTTGGAAGTTATGACCCTCCATCCAGATTTATCCCAAGGGTATTTTGGGAGAACTCCGAATGCGTTGGCTTCAAGGTTTAATTGAGCCCATGCATAAGCACCAAAGATAGCATTAAATGTGCCAGCAGTTGATGTAGTTACAGGGGCGTCAGCCTTTCTCAACAGATTACGGTTGTATCCATAATAAAGTGCCTCAAGTTCATCTATTGTTCGTATTTGAGCCATTTTAATATGTTCCTACTTCGTCAGAAGTTGGTCTATAGTATTTGCCGGCAAGAATGTTTTGAGCAACCTGACTTAATCCTTCGAACCCTGCTGCTCTTGCATCTTTTAGGATAGGACTGTAGTCTTTTCCAGAAGATTTCTCGAGTGTTTCGAGTGCTGCGTTAGGTCTTGGGGTTTCAGTTGTAAAAGTGTGTGATGATTTGTTAACTAAGGATTTCTCTTGCATAGCAAGTCCTTTGTCTCCTTCTGGTTTCTTTTCACCGGATTTATCATCATCTAAACCTGCTTGCACAGAGTTTGATTGATAAGTGTCTGGTACTTTTACTTCGGCTCCTATGTCATCTTTATCAGAGACTTTTGGGGTCAAAGGTAAATCAGTCGGGGTCTCTAGAGCTTTAATTCTCTCACCTAGGGATTTTTGTCCATTGATGATTGCTTTAAGTTGCTCAGAGATAGCATCAAAAGCTTTGTTTTTATCTTCAACGTCTTCTTCAGTTTTTTCAACTTTAGGTTCGTCTTCGATTTTTTCTTCAGCTTTAACTTCTTCTTCAGGCTTCTTGAAATTTTCGTCTGCCATATTACTATCAGAATCTTGCTTTTCGTTCTTTATATAGTTTTCCTCTTTTATATGTTTCGCTTCTTTAACCTCAGAAATTTGTGCAATGTCATCTGCACCCTGTTGAGATGTATTATAACCCCCTAAACCTCTCAATCCTCCTTGGACTGAACCGTCTTTTGTTTTTTCTTCTTCTATCTTTTTTGGTTGAGGTGAACCATTACCTTCCCATTGTTCTTTTATTGCAACATTATTTCTACCTGATGATGTGTCAGGGTCTACATCTTGATTATACATTGAATGATTATTACCGTCAGTCTCTGCATCTGAATTTCCTTCTCTACCTTGGTCTCCTTTTACAAATGAACCGACAATTTTTTCTGCTTGTTCTTTTGATTTACCATCAGCAATTAGTTTTTGTACCTTACCATCAAACGTATCTTCTTCTGTAAGGTCTGCATCTTTGTCAACGTAACAACCATATTTGTCACATTTAATTAACATCTTTCCATTCCCTAAATCTTCTGCCATAGTTGAAGCCTTTGCCAGTGGATTATAGTCTGTAATTAATGCTAGTGGAACTGCTGGGTCAGCACATACTGCTACCTCGTAATGTTCTAGGTCTCCTAAAGTGTATGCTATTGACCCATCTTTCATTCTTACTGGTTGTCTATCTGCTTTAGTTGCACCACCAAATGATAGACCTTTGTATTCACCAGTTGTTATCTTTTCCCATATATCATTATCTAATTCATAATTTTTATGAATCTTTCCAGTAATTTTAATAGCCGGTAACATTTCATTATCTTCTCCTTTAATTTCTATTCTAGCAAAATTTATACCTTTACCAACCACACGGTTAGAATGGGTATCTGTAATAGGTGCTCCTCTATCCATCCATATAGGAAGTACCTTCATTAATTCATCAGTGATTGTTATCTCACCTTGTTTGTCTTTCATCTGAACGGTAAGAATGCCCTCAAAGAACCTATCATCTGTATTTGTAGGAACAAGGGATTTCGTAATCAAAGTTCGAAAGAACCAGCCGTCCATATATATGAGTGTCATTATTTGCTTATAAAGTTTTATAAAAAGATAAAAAGTGGTTTAAAAACACACTATTTATTCAGTTAATTTTTTTGCTTTGGTAACAGCATAATCAACAGTAAATCCTGTTGTTAAACCGATTAGAATTAATCCTAATGTATCAATTCCAGACAAAGCGATTGTTTGTGCTATAGCAATACCTGCAAATCCAGATACAATCACTGCACCAAAGAATTTCTTAATATCATATGATTCTTCAGAACCAAGAAATCCTCTAATGGTGTTTAGAACTGCACCAGATACTGTGGCAATTACTATTGCTAATAAGGCTTCAACCATGAGAAATCCAAGATTTTTATTCTATTTAAAGTTTCATAGACAATTCATTCATAAAAAAGAAAACCGAGCTCACTTGTTAAGTGTAGCTTCAAAAAATGGTTTCAATTGTTGGAAATATACTGTTGTATATGTTTTCCATGTTTCGTATGCATTATCACATACTTCAAAGTAATTCTTTACTAAATCCATGAATATTCTATAAATGACCATTATATAAACCTTACCACTCATTACCACTCAGTGGTTACCAGATGGTAAATAAACCAAGAATAGAAATCACCCATTTACATGGTGTTGCTCTTTTGTTAGATTTCTTCTCCTTCATTTCTTCCCCACCTTACGGCTTCTTTGGACACTGATAATCCTGTTACAAACATAGCAGAAAACAAAGCAATTATAACTATCTGTTCAAATGAGAAACCTATATCAAACATTGTCTCAGCAATGTTACCTCCAACAAGTGGTGAAAAGAATGATACACCAAAATTACCTAAAATACGTGCAAACCCTCTATTATGTCTACCCATGTAGGAAGTATTGTATATATAGTATTTATATTATTTGATTGGAGTTAGATATTTTTCCTTTATCATTCCTAATAATATTAATGGGTCATCTTTTAACATTTCAGAAAATTCTTTATCCACTTGATTTCCTTTATATCTACCACATTTATAGCATACATAAATTACATTTACTGTATCAGTGTATCCAAACTGTTTACTTCCGCATTCACAGTCAATCATATCTTCCATTACTTTAATACAAATCATTTATTAATAAGTATTAGGTTCAGTTTATATGGCATCGTCATTCCATATATATGAGAGTTTGCAAGAATATGAAAAGGTTTATGGTATGTTTGCAAATAATCCAATGCATCAAGTTAAATTGATAGATATGTTTATAAAAGGAGATAAATTGTGGATAGTCACAAATACTAGTGAGTTAAAAGAAAAACCAGAATTAACTAGAACCATAGTACATTTTAGAAATGGTAGTATTAGAGGTTATATGGAAGGTGACGAAATTTGTATAACTTTTGATAAAATTAGGTATAATTTTTGTAATAATAATCTTGAATTACATCCTAGATTACTTAGGAAACCATTAATGTCTATATATGTAGGCAGGTATCATGGGGAAAAACTTAAAGGTAAGAAGAAAATAAACTATGAATATAGGTTTTATGATTTGATAAGAGATAGAATTAACTTGGTGCTAAAATGTTAGGTCTATTTAAGGTTATAGAATTATTAAAAGAGACTAATTCTAGGTTAAACAACATGGAAGTGTTATTAGAATTCTTGCTCACCCCTCCTGACTTGAAAAAATACATGATAGATAAGAAAAATAGATTAGAAAAGTCTACTTCCGGTAAGACTTTGTTCCGGTAGACATTATCTTCATCCAATCCTTTCCGTGTTTCCTTCTCATGTTAACCCAAAATGGGTCAACCTTAAACATTCCACCTTTTTTATTATATTCTCTAGTAACATTAGCTATTCTTCTATGAC